TCTTCGAAGCCCGGCACGAACAGCGGACGGCTCTGGCTGTCCTTGATCTTGCGCAGAACCTTGACGCTGGCGTCGTTCATCATCCAGACGCAGTTAGGGCCGCGATAGGCCGGATCGACCGAGTGAACCAGGTCGACTAGGCTGTCATAGACGATCGCCGAAACCTGCGACGTGCTATTCGCGGCAGTGACGCCAGTTGTCGCCGCCGTCACGATGCCATTCGGCTGCGAAGAGCCGGTGCCGGTCGTGAAGTGCGTGTTGGTGATACGACCCAGGCGAGTGACGAGACGAGCGCGAACGAATGCCTCGATATCGACATTCGAGTCCTGAAGCAGTTCGATCGGAACCGTCACGACCTTCGAACTGTACTTGTACACCGGCAGCGCCTTGGTGCCGAAGTCCATGTCGTCGTCGCTCGCGGTGCCGTTCTCCGCGACGATTTCACCCGTTTCCGTAGTGCCGTCCGAAGTCGGGAACTGCATCGGGTTACCCTGCGAGGTACGGATGACCTCGGCCACCGCACGCATGCCGCCATAGGCCTTCAGCGCGTCGAGAACCGAATTGGCGACTTCGGTGGCTACGGTGTAGCCGCCTTCGCTGTCGGTCGTGGTCGACATGGTGTTGCGAACCACCTGCCAGTCGGCTTCGGTCAGGCCCTTGTCGCCGTTGCGCAGCCACTTGGCGAATACCGCCGATGCGGTCGAGTCGTCGTCCTTCGCGTGACGCTCAGCCGCGACGATGACGTTCGCGTTCAGCGCATCTTCCGCGACACGCGCGTTCAGGTCGTTGATGTTCTTGATCTGGGCGTCCAGAGCGTCAAGCTCCAGCAGGCCGGCGTCATAGATCGGCTGGTCGCGCTTGGCGTCCCACTTATCATTGGTGACAAGTTCGTTCAGCGTCTTCGCCTTTGCCGCGCGCTGCTCGCGGAGAGCCTGAATGCTCATCTCTCACTTCTCCATAAAAAAAGCCCCGCCGAAGCAGGGCCGTGGTTCTCCGGTTGCGCGGCGCGCTAGGGAGCGGGTCGGAGCAGCATGTCCGCCGCGTAATTCGGCTTCATCTGCTCGATTTCTTCGGCGGGCTCGATAATCGGCTCCGCTTCGATTTTGGGTTGTACGGTTAGGGCGGCTAGCGCCTCTGCTAGCGCCGCGAAGCCTGGAAGATCGATATCTGCGGCTTCGACTTTGGGCTGTTCAGTGGTCGCTTCCGGCGCGGTATTGTACGCGCTCATATCCCACGCGATTTTGCCCTTGGGCGCATCGCTGGCCAGTTCGTCGGCAAGCCCAAGGTCGATCGACTCTTGGCCGGTCAGCCACGTTTCCGCCGCCATCAACTCGGCGAACTTGGCGCCATCGACCGCCTTTCCGCGCCGATCGGCCGCAGAAACGTAGGTTTCCACGATAGTTCCGTCGATCTTCTCCAGAAGATCCGCCGTTGCCAGCAATTCTTCTGCGTTGCCGAGCGCGATAGTCCAGGCATTGTGGATCATCTGAAATGACCCCTGCCCCATGACGACCTTATCGGCCGCCGCTGTCACGAACGACGCAGCGGAAGCCGCATAGCCGTCCACGTGGACCGTCACCTCGCCGGGATAGTCGCGGATAGCCTGGGCCATCGCGCGGCCGGCGAACACGTCACCGCCCGGCGAATTGACCCGCACAGTCACGTCACCCGACATATCGCGAAGGGTCTGAACGAACGTTTCCGCGTCCACGCCGCCGAGCCACTCAGCATCGGCCTTGGACGAGACGATCACGTCGTACAGGTAGAGGGTGTTGCCTTCCGCGCGAAACTCGCCCTTTCGGGCGTTATTGCGCAGAAGGTTGATCAGTTGGCGCATTGGTCTCTCCAGCCACAGGCTCGAAAGAGTCACCCCCGTCGATCCGTTTCAAATTGAATTTATCCCGCACTTCGTTTTGCGACATGATCGGCTTTTCACCGGCGCGGCCGAGCGCCACGCGATAGCCTTGGAACATTGTCAGCATGTCGCCGCGCTCCAGCTCGAACGTGTCGAACTCGGCGAACTTGGCCGACGTGCGGAAGAATTTGCGGTTGATCTCATTGTGAAATTTATTGAGGTGCTGGCGAAGCGTGTACCGGACGAAGCCGATACCCATCTGCTCGACGCCCGAGCCCCAGCTAGTGGTTTTCTCGTTGTGCCCGATCATGAACGGAGGCACGCCGTAGATCCTGGCGATTTCCTCGATCTGGAATTGCCGCGATTCCAGGAACTGCGAGTCCTCCGACGACATCGTCAGCGGTGTGACCGTCGCGCCTTTGCCCATGACGGCTGGCTTGCTGCTATTATCGACGCCCGAATATCGCTCCTGCCAACGGGCGGCGATGCCATCCGCGATGTCAGGCGATAAATCTTGGTCGCTCGAAATGATGATATCCGGTCTAGCGCTATTCGCGAAGAACCTGCCGGCGTAATCCTGCGTCGCCAGCGCTACGGCCCCGGTCATGCGAAGGTGGTGCTGGAGCGGCGACAGGCCACGCAACCCGTCAAACCCAAAGCCGGGAATGTGGAGCATGTCGTCTTGGTCGTAGACCGTGAACCCACCAACTTGCGGCGTGTTCGGATCGGCCGCCACCGCATAGATCAGCCGCTTCGTTTGCGGCACGAGCGCCACCGTCACCCGATCGGGATGCACCGGCTCGATACCGATGACCTGGGCGCCGCTGCGCTGGATCGGCGCGAAGGCGTCGCCCTTCATCAGCAGCGATTGGACAAGATACTCCCAGCCCGCCGCAGCCGACCAACGCGGCGTGAACTGCTCGTTGAGCAGCCACCAAAGGTCGTCATTCGGCAGCATGTCCCGCTCGCCATCGGGCGAACGGCGGTAAATGTGCATCGGCAGGGCCGAAATGGCACCCGCGATCAGGCTGACGCAGGCATAGACCGCCGAGATTGTCAGGGCGTTCTGCTCGTTCGGATACTTCAGCTTTCCATCTGCGCCGGAAACCAGGCGATAGAAGTCCGAGCCCGCGCCAAGCTGTTGGGACGTGACAGGCGGAAGGTCGCTCGCCCAACCGACCTCGTTACGCGCGGTCAGATAATTTCGGAGCGAGTCCCACCAGCTCATACGAAAATCTGGACCCCGGCAGGGATTTCGTGCGCCATCGCCTCAACCCCTTCCGCCATTGCCAGGGCGACCATGCCGTCAATGCGGCCGGTAGCTTTGCCCTTGTCCAGTTTCCGATTTCCCGCAGGATCGCGCGTAACCACAGCGTTCGCAGCACACATCGCCAAAGCGGGATGACCCCCGTGCCGCACCCGTTCCTGCAACAGGTCCGCCTCAAGCGCATCGAGCGCCGGGCTCATTGATTGATACCCTTGGCCGAATTCTTCCAACGGTAGTTCGACCCCGATCTTGTCCAACTCGCCTTTCAGCCGGTCCATCCGCCAGCGGTCAAACGCCAGCTTGCGCAGCGGCAGGCCGGCGCAGATGTTAGCCACGTCTTGCGCTACGAATGCGTAATCGATCACCGAGCCCGGCGTGGTACGGATGAACCCATCGCGCACCCAAACGTCGTATGGTGCCCGGTCCCGCTTCGCCGCCGCTGCAACGCTTGCTTCCGGCATCCAGAAATGCGGCTGCACCATCACTACGCCAGATTGGCGCTGCGTCAGCACAAGGGCCGTCAAGTCGGTCGTGGCCGAAAGGTCCAACCCCCCGTACATCGGGGAGCCATCCCAATCCGCCGCCGCCTCGTTGCCCGCCTTCCATACGGACGCCGACACGAACGGCGAAATCATGTTCACGCGCTGGTTAAGCGTCAGCACGCGAAACGTATTCTCTGACGACGGCATGCGCTTCGCTTGCGCCGCCTGTTCCTTCACATCCTCCAGCGAGCGGAACAGGCCGAGCGCGGGGTTAGCCGCTGCCCAGGCCGTTTCGTCGTCAACCTCGCAGCCCTCGGGGGCCGTATAGACATGACTTACAATGCCGGGATCAGCCGACCGCTCGGCATCGTCCAGCCATATCGAGAACAGATCGCCGTCAGTCGGCGCCTGCGTAGAGATCGCGATCAGCAGCGGGTCCTCGTGGGCACCCTGTGCCGTCGTGATCGCGTCAATGAAATCGTCTTGCGGCCCTTTGACCTGGCCAACCTCATCGAGAATCGCCAGGACCGGACTAAGGCCGTGGGCTGTCGTTCCCTCGGCTGCCAGCGCCTTGTATTCGGTGTTCATCGTCAAACCGATCAGGCGCTTGCCCGAGGGAACGATGCGAACCAGCTTCCGCAAGTCCGGCGATAGCTGCACCATCTTCGCGGCAAGATTGAACACGACCGCCGCCTGCTCCCGCGATCGGGCGCCGGAAACGATCTGGCTGTTCAACTGCGCTTCCGGCCCGACCAGATGGGCGAGCAAGATACAGGCAATCAGCGCTGACTTGCCGTTCTTACGGGCAATCGCGAGATAGGCGCGGCGCACCTTCCTGGGTGCATCGTAGATCGCCAGAATAAAGTTACGCTGAAACCTCGCTAGCACGATCGGCTTACCGACCTTGGCGCCCTCGGGGACTAGGCAATAGCGTTCGATGAAGGCGACGACACGCTCACCTCGGGTCATCAGTTATAGGTCTGCGGCCTCGCCAACAGCCCTTCGTCTTGCTCTAGCGGATTGTCCGCCTCGATCTCTTTCGCCTGGCCCCGTCGCTTGCCAACGTCCCGCGCCTCACCCCCTTGCGCGCGTGCGTGAAGCGACAAACTGCGGCGCATCGA